TAGACGATTAATTATGCCATTAAACGAAAAAGGTAAAAAAATTATGAAATCTATGAAGAAACAGTATGGAAAAAAGAAGGGCGAGACTGTTTTCTATGCATCTAAGAACAAAGGTGTTATAAAAGGTGTGGAAAAAACCAAAAAAAGGAGCAAATAGTTATGATGAACTATAAAAAACAAAAAATGGTTAGCGTTCCCGAGCCGAAACTGGCAAAAGATCCTAGATCTGCTACAGTTTCTAACGGTGCTGTCAATTATATTGTTCAACCTGAAAAGGTTGCAGTAAGAGGCACTAAAAGAATGCTACCAGAAAAGAAAAAAACAGCTAACGTAATATAATTATGTGGTTCAGTGCACTTAAACTTGGCTTAAACGCTGCAACGCACATCTATAAGAAAAAACAAGAAACGAAGATGGCGATGGCAGACGCTCAACACATGCATGCATCTAAAATGGCTAGAGGTGAGAGCGAATACCAGGGTAAATTATTAGAAGCTAGACAATCAGACTGGAAGGACGAGTTCGTTTTGATCGTGCTCACATTGCCCATCCTGGTGATTGCCTGGGGGGTCTTCTCGGACGATCCTGGTGCTTCTGCCAAAATAAAAGAGTTCTTCGACCAGTTCCAGCAGCTGCCGTCATGGTTTACAAATTTGTGGATCCTTGTCGTGGCGAGCATTTATGGTATAAAGGGCACACAGATTTTTAAAAACGGAGGAAAAAAATAATGGGTGTATTTAGTTTTGTAAAAGCAGGTAAAAAAATTTTTGGAAAACCAAAGTCTACTGGTTCAGCAATTAAATCTGTTAAACCAAATGTTCCTTCAACGAGATTAGAAAAAGCTTCAAGAGATTTAAAAATAGCTAAACAAAAAACAAAAGGAGCTGAAGCTAAATTAAAACAAACTACTTTTGAATTAAAAAATCCAAAAACTAAAAAAGACGATAAATTTACTTTTGGAGCTAAAATAGGAAAATCAGAATCAAATAAAGAAAGATTTAAAAGAATACAAAAAGAGAATACTAAAGTAATTAAAAAATTTATTGCACCTAAAGATTTTAATAAAGGTGGAAGAGTCGGTAAAATGGGCGGCGGAATGATGGGCCGTAGATTTGGAATGAAAAAAGGTTCTAAGTTTCCTGATTTAACAGGAGATGGTAAAGTAACATTTGCTGATATCTTAAAAGGTAGAGGCGTTATCAACGGTAAGAAAAAAGGAAAAAAATAATGACTAAACTATGTCCAAGAGGTAAAGCCGCAGCGAAAAGAAAATTTAAAGTGTACCCGTCAGCATACGCTAACGCCTACGCTAGCAAAATTTGTGCAGGTAAAATTAAAGACCCAAGTGGTGTAAAGAGAAAAGATTTTAGAGGACGTAAACCTGCCATGGGTGGTGGAATGATGAAAAGAGCATCTTACATGGGTGGCGGACTAACTGAGGCTACTCAAAGATTAAGAAGACAAGGATTAAAAAATGGCTCTGTGGCCAGAGGCTGTGGCGCTATTATGTCAGACAGACGTAAAAAAACTAAAATGGTGTAATGGCAAGCAATGGACTTAAAAAGTGGTTTGCTCAAAAGTGGGTAGATATAGGAAGTAAAAAGAAAGATGGATCTTTTTCAAAGTGTGGAAGATCTAAACAGAAAGCAGACGCAAAACGTAAATATCCAAAATGTGTTCCTCTTGCAAAAGCAAGACGTATGACAGAGGGACAAAGACGATCAGCAGTTTCTAGAAAAAGAGCAGTAGCTCAAGGTGTTGGTGGTAAACCAACAAATGTTAAAACATTTGCTAAAAGACAAAAAGCTATGATGGGTGGATTTATGGCTAGACGTGCAGGAGTTAGATAATGAGAAAACAAGATAGAATGCCTGCAAGAAATAAAAAGAACTTCAGATCAACGAAGTCTGGAGCAGGGATGACACGAGCTGGGGTCGCTGCTTACAGAAGATTAAATCCTGGTTCAAAACTAAAAACAGCGGTCACTGGCAAAGTCAAACCAGGATCAAAAGCTGCTAAACGACGTAAATCGTTCTGCGCGAGAAGTGCAGGACAAATGAAAAAGTTTCCAAAAGCTGCTAAAGATCCTAATTCAAGACTTCGTCAGGCGCGTAGAAGATGGAAGTGTTAAATGAAAAAAGCAAAAGCAAAAATAAAAAAAGTAATGAAGGGTTTGCAAAAAGCATCTAAAACTCATGCTGCTCAAGCAAAAACTTTAAAAGGAGTCTTACATGGCAGATCCAAAAGTCGGAACAGGTAAAAAACCTAAAGGGTCTGGACGTAGACTTTATACGGACGAGAATCCTAGAGATACTGTTCGTATAAAATTTGCAACGCCCTCAGATGCAAGAGCAACTGTTGCAAAAGTAAAAAGAATTAGCAAACCATTTGCTAGAAAAATTCAAATATTAACTGTTGGAGAACAGCGTGCCAAGGTTATGGGTAAATCACAAGTCGCTGCAATTTTTAAGAAAGGTAAAGATGCAATTAGAAACCGTCGTAACAAAGCTGATTAAGTTCATTAAAGCTAGATCAGAAGCATTGTCAATTTCTGTAACGTCCGGCAGTATTGACAGTATGGAAAAATATAGATATATAATAGGACAAATAGCTGCCTTAGAGGCAGTGCTACAGGAACTCTCTAACCTGCTAGAAGATAAGGAGCAAAATGGAAAAGGAACAGTCATCGATATTAAGACCAAACAATAAACTTGTTGGCGTAAAATCATCAAAAACAGAATCACCAAAGCTTCCAAAACCAACTGGTTGGAGAATGTTAGTTTTACCTTTTAAGATGAAAGAGAAAACTAAAGGTGGAGTAATATTAGCTGAAGATACTTTGGAGAGGCAACAAGTTGCTTCACAAGTAGGTTTAGTTATGGCCATGGGTCCTCAATGTTATAAGGATAAGGAGAGATATCCTGAAGGCCCGTGGTGTAAAGAGAAAGATTGGGTTATGTTTGCAAGATATGCAGGTAGCCGAATCAAAATAGAAGGTGGGGAAATGCGTCTGCTAAACGACGATGAAGTGTTAGCAACAATTGATAGTCCAGAGGACATCTTGCATGAGTTTTAACATAGGAGGATAACTATGCCAGAAGAAGAAAAGAAAACAGTACCCATTGATACATCAGGACCTGATGCTGAGGTGGATATTGAAGAAACAAAAGACGAGTCTGTTGTAGAAACAGAAGCGCCGAAACAAGAAACAGTAGAACAAGAACCAGTACAACAAGAAACAAAAGAAGATGATAAGTTAGAAGAGTACAGTAAAGGTGTACAAGCTCGTATTGCGAAACTAACTCGTAAGATGAGAGAAGCAGAAAGAAGAGAACAAGCTGCTCTTGATTATGCCAAAGGTGTAGAAGAGAAAAGATTAAAATTAGAATCTAAATTTAAAAAAACAGATTCTGATTATATCAAAAAGTTTGAGTCAACTATATCGTCAGGTTTAGAAGCTGCACAAAAAGAATTAGCTGCAGCGATTGAATCTGGAGATGCAACTGCTCAAGTAGAGGCCAACAAAAGAATTGCACAACTCGCTTTTGAGAATGCAAAACTGGAGCAAGCCAAAGAGGGAAGACAAGTAGAAACACAGGACGAGAAACCTGTAACAAATCTTTCTCAAGCGAATGAGATAGACATTCCTCAAACAGACGATCCAATAAACCCTGATCCTAGAGCCGAAGCATGGGCTTCTAAGAATCCTTGGTTTGGATCTGATAGAGCAATGACCTATACAGCGTTTGAGATACACAAGGATCTTACCGAAAAAGAAGGCTATGATCCTGCCTCTGATGAGTATTATGCAGAAGTTGATAAAAGAATGAGAGTTGACTTCCCGCATAAATTTGGTACAAATGAAAATAAGCAATCGGCCGCTCCCGTTCAGACGGTAGCTTCTGCTACAAGAAGCGTAAAGCCTGGTCGCAAAACTGTGAAACTCACTTCTTCACAGGTAGCAATAGCTAAAAAATTAGGAGTGCCACTCGAAGAGTACGCAAAACAATTAAAAAACACGGAAGGAGCGTAACATGGAAAAAGATAACAAAACTTCTCGTGCGAACCAGACACGGTCAAAATCTGAGAGACCTAAAGTGTGGGTTCCACCATCATCTCTAGATGCACCTCCTGCACCTAATGGATTTAGGTACAGATGGATAAGAGCAGAAAGTGTTGGTTTCCAAGACACTAAAAACATAACTGGACGAATTAGAGAAGGTTATGAACTTGTTAGAGCCGAGGAAATAGAAAACGCATCTGATTATCCAGTCGTCGAAGACGGCAAATACAAGGGGGTAGTTGGGGTTGGTGGCCTTCTTCTTGCGAAGGTACCAGAAGAAATCGCGAAGCAGAGACAAGAGTACATGACTTCACGTCATGAACAAAGAAACGAAGCGGTTCAAAACGATTTAATGAAGGAGCAAGATCAGAGGATGCCGATCAATGTTGAGAGGCAGTCTCGTGTAACCTTCGGTGGTACAAAGAAGTAATTTTATTTCTCGGGATAACAACCAATTCCCTATCATCGAATTAAATAACAACTGTTGAAATAGGAGAAAACAACTATGGCTAATAGAAACACACAAGGTTTCGGTTTAGTTCCAGCTGGTACACTTGCAGGCGTAAGCGTGCAGAACCAAGGTAAGTACTTTATCGATGCCGGACATAGCACAACTATTTACAATGGCGAAGCGTTGAAATCTGCTTCAGGTTATGTGATTGGTGGACAAGGTTCCGCTGCTCCAGTATTAGGTGTCTTAAATGGTATCTTTTACAATGCGGCTGATACTTTAAAGCCAACGTTTGCTAATTTTTACAAAGCAACAATCACACCTGCAAACAGTGAAGACATAACTGCCTTTGTATTAGACAATCCTCTCCAGCAGTATGTAGTTGGTTTAGACGCAGCTAGAACACAAGCACAGTTCTTAGAAACTTATGATATGAATGCATCAGCAGGTAGCGATACTACTGGTAAATCATCATCAACTTTGGACTCAAGTGAAACTGGCGCGGATAACAAACAATTTAGATTACTTAGAACTGCAGAAGATCCTGAAAACGAGGATATTACGCAAGCTAATTTTTCTGCTGTTGTTTGTATCAACTTAATCGAGCTACAATCATAATAGGAGTATATAGACTATGGCAATATCAAGATCACAACTAGTTAAAGAACTAGAGCCAGGCCTAAATGCACTATTTGGGCTGGAATATAAAAGGTATGAAAATCAGCATGCTGAGATTTATACTAACGAAAACAGTGACAGAGCTTTTGAAGAAGAAGTTATGTTA